GGTCTCCTGGAAATGCTTCAGTAATATGGCCATGGATTTTGCATCGGTTTTCCCTTTGTAATACAGATTCAGAGACCTGAATCCCTTGGACTCATTGTAAACAAACCGCATGACTTGACCACCGTAGTATGTTTGTAAGATAAATGAACCCTGATACTTACCATGGATCCTCTTCTGTGGGACCACCCAGGTGTGTGTTGGGACTCCACAAAGGTTGGACCACGTGACGATGTCATACTCACACCCCATGGCGCGAGCAACAAACAAAAACCGTCTCTTGATGCTGTTCGCTAGTGTTGGGTCACGGAATAGTAAATCAAAGTCCTCAGATGTGATGGTTCGTTCGACAGACCTCAATGACCCAGAGCTTATGATTTGTAGTATAGCTCTATTACAGAGCCAGAACATCCTTTGGTGGTCGTACCTCTTGGTTCTAACTACTTCTTGGATCCGCACATGGTCTCTGGTTAGAGACCTGTACCTGTTCCTATCTGTTAGCAATACACTGGTCATCCGGAAACTGTCTGTGTCATGTGCATACATAACCCCTTTCAGGTGTCTGTCCCCTGAGCCCATAAGTCTGAGGATGATCAGAACTACCGATTTGATTCTATCAACCCTGTCTCCCCGCAACATATCTAATGTCTCCTCCAGGCTATCTCTCAAGACTCCCGTTTTCCTCTTCATCACCTCCCAATCACGTAGGACACTATTATCCTTAATTTCCTGACTTGCCCAAATCTGTGATATCACAGCCATCGTGGGGTTCTTTATTTGCTCCCGGTGCATGCTCAAAGACAACTTCACATACTTTTGTATCTCCAGGGGGTGTCGGTCTGTGAAATGATGTTGATCCACCTCTGCCTCCAAGATATGTTTATACTCGAGTTGCATGGGGTATAGCATTTGTATCATTGGGGGGTTGGGCGCTGGCGCTGTTTCCTTCATGATGGCTCTCATGCACTCTTGGAATGTGAGTGGATCCGAACCAGTCACATGAGGAATACAGAATGCTTTCGCGCTGACACTAGCCGAAACTCTAGCATAGAATAAAGTCGCAGCAGTTATTCTGACAGCCTCTGCTGATGAGCTCTGATACAGCTTCATGACAGTCCGGAATTCCACATCGCCTATTGACTCGGGGGGCTGGAACAACTTTAGTGGATCACTCAAGATTAATCCATCCAGATCCTCTTTCTTCAATCTTGCCAACCCCCTGAGCCTCGTGAGCTGCTTCATTGGCCCAATCCTTGCTTCCACACGCAACATCGACCCAATTAAAGTCTTCTCCGAAGTCAGTTCAGCTGCCAGTTCAGTTGGAGCCCCCTTAATGAATTTATGTGACACATCCCACAGATGTCTCTCATCATCAGTCAGGTCAGGCCTCCTGAGCCATAAGTCATAATTGTGCCACTCTGGACCAAACATAACCATCAATTGAGGCTTATCAAAGGAGATGGGATAATACCCAAATTGATACGGAACCCACCCATAGCGGCAGCCATATGAGGAGGGACTATTACAACCTCCCGGGTATGTGTGATAGATTTGCTCAAGGTATTGCTTATTCATCTCATGTGCCAACAAGAACAATTCAAGTGACCCCCCATTCTCAACTAACTGCCTGCAATCTGAGTAACTTTCCTTGATCATCCGATACATAGAGTCTGTGTTCTGTGGCTGCACTGAGGACAGAGCAAACTTGATTGTTGTCGGGTGTAGGGTGAGGTTTGATGCGAATAGAGAATTGAATTCGGCTACTAAGAAGCTCAGGGATGTCTTTCCTGGTGAAGTTCGGCAACCGAATAATCTCTCAGAAATCTCCTGTGCTCTCATGAATATATTCAGCTTTTCTGACACTGTCTTTGGATCTCCCACCTTGAATGATGCACATGTGTATGAATCATCCGAAGAGACGAGATCACCATACTCTAGTGGCTCATGACCCCGAGATAGGCAGTACTTATTGTACAATTCATCTCTAAAGCTCAACATACAAATGTGTAGGTAGGATGAGGTGTAGTGCAGGATGCCCTGTCCCATGTTGCTCTCGTTGATGAAGTACTGCTTTTGATTTAATTTGAAAGCCTCTTTCCTTTTCTGCAACTCCTTCCGGTATCGGTGTGTGTAATCCGGATGTCGGTCTTTGGTCCATGCGTCGATAAGCTGATTCGGGTAATAACAACGCTTGTTCTGATGCTTGATCAATAAGTACAAGATGTAGTTGTACATTCCCGGATTCGTCTTTCGGTACTGAGAAAACAGATACAAAAATTGAATTGGAACGAAACCAGGGCCCCATTTGGATTTATCCATGTTCATGTGTAGCAACATGCGTCTCCCCGGTAATCTTTTCATTTGCTGGAGTAATCCTTGGTATCGTGAGTTCTTGGACCTGCCGCCCGTTAACATTTCTCTGTCATCCCGAGAGCATAAGTTTCTTGAGTAGGTCTCCAATATATTGATCTTGATCCTGGATGGCATGGTGAGAATCAGTATCTCCCTAACCCCCCCAATCTGGTTCTTTTTGAAGATCTGGAACTTTATATCCTCGTCCTTCGTGTCATTTGCCACTTCAAAGGAATTCTGCTTCCCTTGTCCAATTAGCTCCAGTACATTAGCCACACACCTAGATCTTTTCTGGCGAGATTCTTTGACCGGGTCATAGATATCAACAAAACTAACACTACTGGATTTGTAAGTTCCGAACTCATCTAGAGTCTTGTTCACATTCTTCCTGTTTGAGGAATAAGTATGCAGGGCCTCATCAGCCAAATTCGTGTGTGTTGACCTTGCCTGTAACAGGGACCCTATTTCTATGGCCTTGGCTGAGAAGGAACACCTTTTGTCACATTCTATCACTTTCTTTGCGAAGAGTATGTCCGAGAGTTTCGGGTCATAACCCTTAGATAGCCCCTTAGATTTGGACTCAGCCATCCAGTCCTCACCTTTCAGCATTTTGTCCAATATCTGGAAGCTGGAATGAGTCGGATCATCTTGATTTTTGTTGAAGAACATACAGAAGTACATCTCACAGAGGGCGGTAGGAAATTCAATCGTTTCTGGGTGTCCTTTGGTGAGGATTCTGGGTAATGGGATG